TTTCCTACCTCAAGCATGGGAGTTCGCACACAAGGGCGACGAGTGGAAGTGGTTCACCGATATGTTCGAGGCGCTGGACTTTATGGGAATTGCCTACGAGGACTACCGAGCTGGGCATCGCAAGGGTAAAAACGGGTGGCAGTTCATGGGCGCGGGTTCGCCTGAATTGAGCTATGAGGTGGTGCGTAGCGATCCTTTTACCAAGGGTTGACAGTTGTGACCTATCAAGCGTATAGTATTGTTAGTGGGATTAACCACCCACCGTAGAGTTCTCACGACTAGAGTCCTTATGGAACCCTTGAAGTAGTATGTGAGAGCCTACTTCACCTCCTTGGTCGGAGGGGTTCCACAAGGGCTTTTTTCTTTTGGAGCCGAACCGAGCTTAGGAAGCTGGCGTTGTGAGGGTGTCTGTGGTTCCGATAAATCGTACAGAAAGTCGTGACTATGTGGCTGTGAGCGACTCAAAACAATTAGACAGAAAAGTGCTGATGTTTTTCGAGACCCTAGTCTCCCGATATTCGGAAAGACTGTTCACGACAACAAAGCTGGCCTACTGATGGGAAGGTAGGAGCTTGTCAGGGGAGAGCATTACCAGTCTTGGCTTACACAAGTAGGAGCTGGATTGGTGGACTGGCTAATATCAGCTGGTAGGGCCTCCCATCAGGAGAGAAGAAGGAGAAGCAAAGTGATCGAGCTTAAATCACCCGTAAAACATGGTGTTCTTCAAGAACCTTGCCCATACAATTATTGGCCGCATATGGATGTTCGGATTGGTTCTACTTACTGCGAAAGATGCGAGTACTTTGTATCAAAGCGTTCATCGGTTCCCGAGTCAGAACAAATAGGGCCGAAAAACTTTGACGTATTTGTTGTATGCAATAATCCGAAGGGGGAAGAATGAACAAGCCATTAGTCATCGACCTATTCAGCGGAGCCGGCGGAGAAACACAAGGCATCCACTGGGCCATGGGCTACGATATCGAGCTATTTGCAGTAAACCACTGGGAAGTAGCTTGTCAAACGCACGCAAAGAATTTCCCATTCCACGAAACAATCTGTCAGGATGTGACCACGGTTATCCCTACAGACCTCACCAAAGGAAGGCCAGTTGAGTTGCTCTGGGCAAGCCCTGAATGCACGCACCACTCAATCGCAAGAGGCGGTAAGCCGATGGACGACCAGAGCCGATGCACGCCATTTGACATTCTTCGTTGGCTGTCTATGGCAGACATCAAGCGGCTCATCATCGAGAATGTGCCGGAGTACGTCAGCTGGGGACCTCTTGGAGCAGATGATAGGCCAATCAAAGAGAAGCGAGGCTTGCTGTTCAATCAGTGGGTAGACTTCATCCGGGGTATGGGCTACGACGTGGAGTGGCGGATACTCAATGCAGCTGACTTTGGTGCCCCTACCAGTCGGCGGAGGTTCTTCCTACAGGCTGTCAAATGCGGTTCAGGCAAGGCGATTGCATGGCCTAACCCCACACACCTGAAAGAGCCTGACATCTTTTCTCAGCAAGGGTGGATTCCAGCATCAACAATCATTGACTGGGCACAGCCGAAAAAACCCATCTCGCAACGCAAGCGACCTCTTGCAAAGTCCACAATGGGGAAAATTCTTGATGGCATCGAACGGTTCTGGACAGCGGACAGATGCGAACCATTTATAGCTAGATACAATTCGGGGAAAAACCGAATCCATTCAATCCACGATCCTTTACCCGTTCTGGATTGCTCTAACCGTTATGCGTTGGTCGAACCTATAATGATGGGCTATTACGGAAACGCAACATTCACACCAGTGAGCCGACCAGTGCCCACACTCACCACAGTGGAGAGGATTGCTCTCCTGGAAGGTTACTCACACGACGGAAAGAAAATTCATGACATATCGCTGAGGATGCTTACTGTCGAGGAGATGCAACTCGCCCAAAGTTTTCCAAAGCAGTACGAGTTCTGCGGAACAAAGGCTGATGCGGTCCGACAGATAGGCAACGCAGTACCTCCGAAATTAGCAGAGGCTTTGGTATGAGTTGCGCCAATCAATCACCTATGTTATCATAACGTACCAGCTCGTTTCATAGCTGACCTCCTTTTTGTTTTTGGACCGTCGTTTTGGCGGTCCTTTTCAATTCGGGGGAAATGGAGTATAATTTAGGCATGAGCAACAAGCCAAATAGCCGACGTTCAAGTTATAAACCCGAATATGACCGTATCGCATACCAGATGTGCTTACTCGGAGCTACCGACAAGCAAATGGCTGTTGCTTTTGGCGTAACTGAACAGACCATAAACAATTGGAAGAAAGACAAGGACGGTAATGACACAAGTTTCTTTGAGTCCATAAAAAGAGCTAAGGATATAGCTGATGGAGAAGTGGCCGAAGCTCTTTACAAACGGGCGATGGGCTATTCCCACCCAGAAGATAAAATCTTCAATCATAATGGCAAGCCGCTCATTGTTCCTACTATTAGACATTACCCTCCCGACGTGGGAGCAATTGCCTTTTGGCTCAAGAACCGACAACCCGCACTTTGGAGAGACAAGCCTGAAGCTGAAACACTTGAGGGCGAGCCACTCATCGAAGCGATCAAGCAGGTACTCGGCAAATGACGCTCTTGCCATTCAGCGACAAGGTAAACGACTCCATCTTCACAGCGGGGACCTTCAACGTATGGGAGGGTTCTGTTCGGTCTTCCAAAACAATAGCTTCTCTACTCGCATTTGCCATCTATACACAGGAAAGCCCGGACAGCACATTTCTCATGACTGGGGCCACGATGGGAAGCGTCAGCCGAAACTGCATCAACGGAGACTTTGGCTTCATCGCCTTAACGGGAGCCACCCAGCACACCGACACCGACGGGAGCAAGTACCTCAACCTCAAGGGCAAGACGATTTACTACGCAGGTGCGGACAACGTTGCAAGCTACCGCAAAATCAGAGGGCTTACAATCGGCGGTTGGTACGCAGACGAGATTAACCTCCATCATCGGGACTTCATCATCGAAGCGATGAACCGAAGCCTTGCTTCACGGGACCGCAGAATGTTTTGGACGCTCAATCCTGAAGCACCTACGCATTGGATTTACAAAGAGTACATTGACCGCTGGGAAAACGAAGCGATCGAAGGCTACCGTTACCATCACTTCACGCTCGACGATAACCCAGCGATCACCGCAGAACGGAAAGCAGAAATCGCACAGCAGTATTCGGGGGTGTTCTACCAACGCTACATTCTCGGCTTGAGGGTCATGGCAAAGGGTCTTATCTACGCCGAGTTCTTGGAAAAAGATTTGACCACCGAGGCAGGAGAGCCGAGCGACTACGGGGAAGTTGTCGTATCGTGCGACTACGGGGTGCAGAACGCGATGGTGTATCTCATGGCAGGATACAACCTACAGAGGGGTAGGTGGGAGATAATCAAGGAATGGTACTATTCGGGAAGGGAGAACCAGGCCCAGCTCACCGATGCGGAGTACTACCAACACCTTCAGGCCTTCACCGAGGGCTGGACGGTAAGGGACATCATCATAGACCCGTCGGCCTCATCATTCATTGCACTTGTCCGCAAAGCTCGCCTTTACCGACCAGTCAACGCGGCTAACGCGGTGGTACCTGGCATCAGCTACACAGCGAGCTTGATGCACATAGGCAAGTTATTTGTCAGCAAGGACTGCACAAGGCTCATAGAGGAAATCGGAGGCTACGTATGGGACGACAAGAAGGCCGAGCGCACAGGCAAGGAAGAGCCTATTGGAGTAGATGACCATGCTTGCGATGCTCTACGGTACCTGTGTTATACTCACATCCGAAGATACGAGAGACGGTACGGAATCCTCATAGGGGGAAATGATGGGAATATTCGATAGAATCAAGGGGTGGTTTATGAACTTACTACCGATGAAAGATGAGATTTTCAAGAAGTTCGGGGTGGTCCCGACTTCCAACTACCAAGCCGAGCTAGTAGACAAATGGCTTGCGGCATACCAGAACGGGGGAGGGCTGTCCTTCCCCTCGGTTGTCTGTTGGGACCTGTCCAAGAAGGCTCTCGGCGAGTTGGAGATTCGGGCGGTCACCAAAACGGGCAACGAGGACGAGTTTGCACAAGGGGTCATCGACAAGCTCTTGGAGCCGCACCTACGCGGACAGTTGGAATATGCATTGGCTCTCGGCGGGGTCGTTGCAAGGCCTTGGTACAACGGGCAGGAGATTGAGATTGGCTGGTATCCCGCCGATATGGTCATCCCCACCGCTTGGGCAGGGAGCCGACTCACGGGGGTTATCTTAGTTGACCGCCACAGGACAAAGCACAACACCTACCTCAAACTGGAATCAATCCAGCCGATAACAGGCGGATGGAACATCAAGACGAAGCTGTTTAAAGGGGTTGGGGAAGGATTGGGAACCGAAGTACCCCTGACCGACATTCCCATGTGGGCCACGATTGACCCCGAGGTTGAGATTTACGACTCGGAAGTTCCTCCGTTTGTCTACATGAAAACACCGTGGGCAAACAACAAAGTGCTGAACAGTCCGCTCGGCTCTTCCATCTACCGAGACGCACTCACCGCCATCGAAGGACTGGAAGAAGCCTACAGCGCACTCTGTTGGGAGATAGAGGCAGGTAAGGCCGCGGTGTTTCTCTCCGACTCGATGGTCCCCGTTGACCCGAAGACGATGAAGGACACCACCACCAAGACCGAAAAACGGATGTACCGCAAGCTCGTAACCGAGAGCGGCAAGGACTTGTTGGAACCCTACACTCCCGAACTACGGGTGGAGCAACTTAACGCCGCGATCAAGACACAGCTCGCAATCGCATGCATGGCTTGCCACTTGGACGCAGGGGCGTACATCTACGACCAGAGCATGCAAGCGGTAACAGCCACAGAGGTGCGCACCCGCCAACAACAGACCTACGGGACTTTGGTAGACATTCAGTACAAGATGGTCGAGCCATTCATCCATGACTACCTCGCGGCAATCAGGCTCATCCAACAACTCTACGAGATTGAGGCCCTAGACGAAGTGGAGCTGTCCATCGACTTTGGCGACTCGGTTCTCGTGGACGAACAGGCGGACCGCACCAACGCACAGAGCGAGGTCACAGCGGGCCTACGGTCAAAGCTGTCCTATCTCATGGAGTACCGCGGCATGAGCGAAGAGGAAGCGTTGAAGGAGTTGGAAAGCATCAAGGCCGATGCACCACCAGTCATTGACTTCTTCGGCGGGGCTTAATCATGTTGTCAAGCTCTCGAATTTTTGCGCTTGAGACAGAGATTCTTAGAATCTACGGGGAGATTGAAGCCGAGCTGGTTGCAGGCCTTGCGAAGAGGCTCGTCTCCAAGACCAGCCTGACACCCTACGATTGGAGGGTCGAGAAACTGTCGCAGATGGGGAGCCTTCGGGGTTCGGTGCAAAACAGATTGCAGAACCTGACCGTCAAGGCTCTCCCTGACTTGGAGGGGGTTGTCTACAAGGCGATGGAGCTTGCAGACAAGGCGGACCTTGCGATCCTGACCGAAGGTAGCAGGACGGTCTTTGAGAAAATGGCCAAGGCCGCAATCGCGAACGCACGGAACGGACTCAACCTAGCCAACAGCAGGGCGATAGAGTCTGCAATGCAGGTTTGGACCAGTTCAGTCAACACCGCCTACCTCAAGACACTCACGGGAAGCAAAGCACTCGACCAAAGCGTTGCCGAGGCAGTACGCAGGATGGGAGCGCAGGGCCTGACGGTCACTTACGTCTCCGATGCAGGAAGGGTCACTAGCACCAGCCTAGAGGTCGCGGTAAGGCGAGCAGTCACAACCAGCGTCACCCAGGCATCCACCCAGCTCACAATAGAGCGATGCGGAGAGCATGACATAGATTTGGTCTACGTCACCGAACACGAGGGCGCTAGGCCCGACCACGCGGCATGGCAGGGCAAGGTCTACTCACTCACAGGCAAAACACCTGGCTATGAAGTGCTGGCGATCGCTACGGGTTACGGAGAGGTCGACGGGCTTGCAG